TCAAGTGGGCATCGGAGCGCTGTAAAAGCGTTATCCAATACCTACTCAAGATCCGGGCGGGTGAGCAACCCGACAAGCCTGCATGGTTCTCGCAGGTCTACTTGACCTACGCAGAACGCGTAGCCCGTGAGGGCTCTTTTCGAAAATTTTCCCAACTAGTCCAGGTTTGGCGTCTTTTCACCGCTATGTCGACGGTGTCAGACGACCCATCCCCAGAGGATGTTGAGAAGTTCGAGAAGGCAGTCCTGTCTCCCCTTCCAGAGGGAGTACACGTTATCTCATACAAGGGTGATCGCAATCACCCGAGGGCCTGGATCCCGCTAAGCTACATCGGGATCCACAAACCCATGAGGCGTATACTCCCGGAAGTTCGCCTGCCGAACGTGATTCCTGTCCGTAACCCTCTGGCGCTTCGCACTGTGGGCCCTGACGGGAAGCTCTCCCTTGAGTGGGAGGAACTCGCTGTGGACTCACAGACACTGCGATTATGGGCCTCCAGGTTTGGCATAGAGGAGTCATGGCCCTATGCACTAGCACAGGTTCCATGCATGCTCCTTGAGCGGAACTTGGAGTCACCCAGGGCAGAGTTCGGTACAATTGGTACCGTGCGATGCCGCGTGCAGAGGGACGGGAAGGCACGGTTCTTTTACGCACCTAGTCAGTGGGTGCAATATCTCATGGGCCCGTGGGCGAAGGAGTTGTACTCCCAGCTCGCGAGGATACCACAAGACTGTACCTTCAACCAGGTGGCGGGAGCTGAGAGGGTGATCAGCTGGCTCAAGGAAGGGAAAGAGGTGTTCTCTTTCGACCTATCCTCAGCTACTGATCGTATGCCTCTCCAGCTCACAAGAACCGTGCTCATGGAACTGTCCCGCACGGCGAACCAGCGGATGTGGGTCGACACCTTTACAGTCTTGTCCCGAATACCCGCGAGAATCGGGTACAAGGGAAGCGTGCGCAGCGCCATCGGAGTGCGCTGGATGACGGGTCAGCCCCTAGGGGCCATACCGTCGTTTGCAGCCTTTGCCCTCACCCACCACGCCATTGTGCGTGGGTTGTGGGACGGGTCTCCCGCTGAGGCACCTTACGTGATACTAGGCGATGACCTGGTAATCGCCGATAAGGACCTAGCAGACAGATACAAGTCTGTGGTTTCCAGACTCGGTGTATCCATCTCGGAGCCCAAGTCACTTCAAGGCTGTTTAGGTGAGTTTGCGGGGAGGATCATCTCCGCAGAGGGAT